AACCATCGAACTTGTTAAGGTTGTCATTCTGAGATGTCTTATCACCCTGCCAGATAGCCTTCTCCAAAGCTCCCTGTACGTTTTCAACGATGCCATCGATGAAGTCCTTCTCGAAAGGAGCCTTATCGCCATCACCTACAAGACCGGTTTTAACCTCGTATCCCATCCAAGTGTTAGCAAGTGCCTTATCACATACGGACATGTTAACTGCGATCTGGCCTGTCTCGATAGTTCTCTGAGTGAAAGTACCCTCAGTTGTATCGTTCCATCCACACTCTGCTCCATTGTTGAAAGCAACATCAGTTGTTAAAAGATTGAGAGCAGCTTTACCCTTAACATCAACGTTAGGGTTCATAAACTTGATAGACTTTGCTCCAAGTACTGCGTTTCTTATGATAGGCAAACGCTCCTGATCAACGTAGCCTGTAATTGCGGTAATATCTAATGCCATAATAAAAAAAATTTTTTCAGTATTGTTATTTATTTATAAAATGCTAATTAGTCTCTGAAAAATCTGAGAGCTGGGTTTCTTTTTATGTCCGCATCTGAGAATTTCTCATTTGCCCCATCGCTGTTAGGATTCAAAGGCTCATCTACTGGCTTTTCATTGAGCTCCTTGATCTTATTTTCAAGCTCCTCTACTTTAGCCTTTAATTCAGCGTTCTCCTTAAGAATAGCCTCTACGTCAACTGTATCTTCCTTCTCTACCTCAGTTTCAACAGTCTCAACAGTTTCTGTTTCGCCTAGCTTCTCTTCTACAGACTCTTCGGTCTCTACTGCTTCTTTAATGGAAGCGACTTTACCGTCTTTTACTGTTACCACTCTTTTATCCTCCAGAGTGTACTCACCGTCGGGAGCTACCTCTTCGCCGATGTATACCTCTACTCCCTCTTCCAGGGTCTTATCTACTACTATTTCACCTTTGTCAGTCTTATGTGTTTCGAACTGGCACAAAAGTGAAAATAGTTTCAATCTTAAAGTTTTCTTGTCCATAATCAAACGAAATATATTTTTGTATTCTTATATAAAATGTATACTAATCTACCAAGGATTCAAAAAAATCAGTCTCCTCATCTTTTAATTCCGTAGGGACTAACTCGAAGTTGAACAGACCTTCAATGCTAAACCCTCTGAGCTCTCCTTTTTTTATAGACTCCCAAACAGCATCATTCTCAACCTTCATACCAATAACCCAGCTACCCTCTGGAACGTCTTCAAATCCTTTTAAGGCCACCCTATCAGAGGTGATAACTGATTCGATAAGAGTTACTCCATCTACATCACTAAAATGCTCTAAATTGACATCTGCGATGCGTTTCTCCTTGAAATATTTAAGAACCATCTTCTTTATGGCGTCCTTTTCGAATACGATATAATATTCGTAGTCTCCGTCTCTACGGTAAATAGGAGTATCTGCTAGCATTGCTACACCCCAAACCTCTCGCTCTTCATCACTGGAAAAGCTCAAATTCATACGGGGTTCCATGCCCTTTTTTGAAAAGGCCAGAAAATCCTTTTCTACAGCAGGATAATGCACGAGTGATACCTTCTCACATCCTGAACCCTCGTTTATTAGTATTTTGTAAATATCCATATCTACTGGTTTTTTTTATAAAATGTTAAAAGTTATTGCCTTCCTCCGCTACTTCAACCTTCTTTTGTGTGGATGTTATGTCACTCTCTACAACGTATACCCTTTGATCAGACATTGCCTGTATTGTCTCATCACCTATGATGGTATTCACCGCCTGTGTTGAATCAGTTAATGATGCGACTGATGTTGCATTGATTGATGGCGCTGCAGCTGCAGATGAACCACTTCCATCGCCTCCAGGTATCTTGGTATCAATGATCTCTTTTACATTGGCCATACCTGCTGCGGTCACCATTGCTGCTGTAGCTGTAGCAAGAGCTATTCCCCATCCTCCAGTGTCCTTGGTAATACCTTGGAATGCTCCTACCGCACCAGAGATAGTATTGATGATTGCATCAGCTACCTGGATGCCCTTTTGAGCCTCTGCATTCTCACCTGCCAAAGCGGTTGCGGTTGAAAGACCTTGGGAGAGAGCCTTATTGCCCATATCCCTTATCTTCTCCTTCTTCTTCTCATTCTTCTCTGTAACCTTATTCTGTGCCTCTAAGGTTGCTTCCTGCTTCTTGACAAGATTCTTATCTAACTTATCCTGTTCAGCATTTATCTTAGCCTGTAACTTAGCCTTTTCTTCCTCACTCCCCTGCCAGTTTTCTAACTCCTGTTGCCACAGAGTAATCATTTCCTGACTCTTCTTGATTTCATTGTCGAGAATCTTCTGATTTGTTTCTTCTGCCAATTGCTGCTTTCTCAACTGATAGTCGGCATAGTCATCATACTCCAAATCAAGCAACTGTTTCTCGAGGGATTCCCCATTGTCATACTTCTCGTTTATTTGGGATTCCCCCTCTGACACTCGTTGTTGAGAGAGGGTATTTGCCATCTGTTCATTCTGTGCTACTACGGCATCATTGTATTGGGTTTCCCTTTGCTGCAACTTGTCATAGTATTCATTCTCAGAAATAAGTTTCTTCTTTAAGGCATCCTGCAAGGTTTTAACATCCTCATCATAGTCCTTCTTAAGTTGTTGAAGAACTTTTTCATTATTATCCAATAAATCCTCATTCAACTTCTCAAGATTCTTCTTGAGTTCTTCCCCATTATCCTTGGTTGACTTGGAAACCTTATCAGATTTCTTCTGTGCATTCTCCGATTCCTTGAGCATTGCATCCACTTTCTTCTGCATTGGCTCTATTTCAGCATCAAGAGAATCGATTTTGCCCTTGATGGTCTTGTATATTACAGATGATGTATCCTTGGTTATTGCCACATACAAATCAAGTTGAGCCTTTATCTGCTGTCTTGTAGCCTTTACATCCTCAAGTTTGGCATTTATGTTCTTGAACTGCTCCTGTCTTTCCTTGGATAAACCCGAAATAGCCTCTTTCTGATACTTGTTATACTCTTTCTGTAATTTTCTATGCCCTTCATAGTATGTTTGTTCAGCCTTGAGCATATCGGCTCTCATTTTGGCTATTTCGTTCTTCGTTTCGTCGCTAGTATCTTTATCCTGCTTCGCCTGCTCCTCTCTTATTCGTAATCTTTCCTGAGCGATTGCCAGCTCTTCCTTAAGGTTCTCCTCTTCAAGTCTCTGTGCCTCTTTCAATGCCTCCATCCGTTTGGTAACATCAGGATTCTCCGCAGCCTCATCTCTCAATCGTGCAATCTCCTTGTTTCTTCTTGCTGAATTGACAGTATATTGTCTTTCAGATTCTTCCAAATCATCCTGTGCCTGTACAAGACTCTCTGCTGCTTCCTGCGCCTCCTCGTATCCTGGTACAAGCGATAATATCGCCTTTCCCAGATCCGCTATTCCACCTACAACAAAGGCAATTCCCTCTGCCAACTTGTCAAAAAGGAAGTTAATCCCCTCTAATATTGGAGAGAATACGGTGAATGCCTTCTGTAATGCAGTCATTGCATCATCATTCTTCTTAAATGCACTGACCACTTTGTTTATGATAACAACCAATCCTGTTAACACTATTCCTACAGGGTTAGTCGAGAATGCCTTTCCTAAGACTTTGAAAGAATTCCCGATTTGACCAAGTGCCTTGGTACCTGATGTTGACAGAGTACTCATTGACAAACCAAGGTTTCCGAGCATGCCGTTCAGTTGGGAAATACCAGGGATTATTGCTGATATCTGCTCAGGATAGTTCCCTACGTTTCTTTGGAATCGCCCTGTTTCCTCTTCAAGCGTCTTGAGTTGAGAGGTCAAATCGTTTATATTTGCCTGTAATTCAAGTCCTTTAGATGATTGTCTCTGCGCCTCAGATAAATTATCATAAATCTTTGTTAAATCAGACAGCTGAGCTCTCATTCCCGAAATAGAGTCTGAATAGGCATCACCGCTGTCTTGTAATGCGGTCATAGCCCCAACGCCCTCCGTCTGCAACTGACGGTAGGTGTTTCCCAAAGTCTTTATCTGTAGTCCCAGCTGCTCATACTGCTCCGACTCAGCCTCTGTTAAAGAACCATTCTGCTTCTTAAGGTCTTGAAGCTCCTTCTGAGCCTTCTTTAGCTCATCAATTTGACTCTTTACCTTTGCCATATCAGCTACTGCGGCTGCTGCATTGGTGCTGAAGTCTATAACTATTTGTTCGTTGCTATCAGCCATTGTACTCCTCTTTATATTAAAATGCTATTACGATACGCGTTCCCATACACTTCCTGGAGTGCTCCAAGAAGCTGAGACATCATTCCAATCAGTGCCTGACCAATGCTCATTAGGATCAAAATCTGAATCTGATGTATGATAGTAGGTGCCAACCGGATAAATAACATCAATCCAATTGCCGCTTGTAAGAGGCTTTACCTTCTCTCCATCAATCCAAATATCATTGGCATTGTCAGGATCTGAAAAATCTCCCTGTGTAGCTTGTATGGTAATGTTGTATACCTGATAGATGAGATTAACAATCTGACCATCATACACATCATTAGTGGTGTATTCTGTAGTTTTGTGAATCTCTGATACTAACAATTGGCAAGGGTTACCAGCCTCCTCAGTGGATAGACTTATTAGAGATTCTGAGAACGAAGATAAAAAATCACCTATCTCGGAAGGAGAAACATCATATCTGCCAATAACATATAAGGTATATGTGATGCTATCGTCTACATTATCAGTATCACCCACCCCGGTTGGAGTGAATGATACTATAACTTCACCTATTGCAGGTTTCCTAAAACTATCATATATATTGATGCTCATTGAATTGAATACTTAAATTTATTATTATATAAATACTATTATGGTAAATCAGTTTCTACAATATTATAATTTGACCAGTACATCACATTACGATAATCAGTACCACTTCCGATTGGAACGTAAATAGTGATATCTTGTCCCACTGTAAATGGGTCGCCTTCACTAGTATTAGGTGGAACGCTTGGGTAAGAATATATGGAAGATAACTCGACACATCCGAGGAACACTGATTCCCCCATACCAGCGACTCCATTGCCAATTGTTATGCTTGTCAGTCCTGAGCAGAAGCCGAACGCGCGAGTTCCTATGATTGTCACGCTGTTCGGGATGGTGACGCTTGTCAGCCCTGTGCAACCATAGAACGCGTCATCTCCAATGCTTGTGACGCTATTGCCAATTGTTACGCTTGTCAATCCTGTGCAGTCTTCGAACGCGCGAGTTCCTATGATTGTCACGCTGTTCGGGATAGTGACGCTTGTCAGTCCTGTGCAGGCAGAGAACGCCCTGTCTTCAATGCTTGTGACGCTGTTCGGGATAGTGACGCTTGTCAGTCCTGTGCAGGCAGAGAACGCCCTGTCTTCAATGCTTGTCACGCTGTTCGGGATGGTGACGTTTGTCAGCCCTGTGCAACCATAGAACGCGTCATCTCCAATGCTTGTGACGCTGTTCGGGATGGTTATGCTCGTCAGTCCTGTGCAACCATAGAACGCGCCAGTTCCAATGCTTGTGACGCTGTTCGGGATGGTTATGCTCGTCAGTCCTGTGCAGCCTTCGAACGCCCTGTCTTCAATGCTTGTCACATTGGTAAAATGCCGTAGCTCATCCATATGGGTAAGAGAGGTATTCCCTTGGAAAGCATCTATTGTGATTGTCTCAAGAGTTGATGCCTCTTCCATTGTGGTGTATCCTGGATTGCTTGCTATACCTTGATCATATAGGTATTCCTGAAATACGGGATTGTACTTAGCTCTCTGTGGATATAATGATTGAACCGCATAGCTAAGATCTACCTCACTACTTGTATGAGCAGAAATTCCATTCCCCCCGTTGTAGAATGCCTCCACCGTGAAACTGTCTTCGGGAGTGTACTCATATGTATATGTAGCTGAGTCTTCTGAAGATCCCACGTATTCTTGGTTTATATACATGATGATGGTACCAGGATCGCTTGCTGTGATTGTTATAATAGCAGGCTCTCCCACTGCGATATCTGATGGTATAGATATGGTAATGCTAGGCTCCGATAAAGACCTCTGTGGAACTAGCATATAACCTTCTTTACACTCTATAACAGTACCCGTGCTAAGCATTGAGTTTATAATCGCACGGTTTAAAGAGCTGATCTTCATATTATCTAGATCTTTTTTTATAAAATGCTCCGAGAGTGCGCAAAAAGAGAGCGATATATGGTATCGCCCTCTAAATTTTTAATCGTTATTACCTATGGTATCACCGAGACATAAGCATATTCAGAAGAATCGGATTCGAACTCTATAGTGTATGGCTCAGTAGCATCAGCGTTGATTCGGTATTTATACACGCACGTATCGTCAAATATCTGGGTCTGTTCAATTAGTGTGATCCTATCAGAGTATGTATTTACATATATCCCTGTATCGTTAGCGTCATGAGAGCAAATGAGCATGAATTCTGTACCTGCTTTGCCCTTTACGTTCTGACGATAAATATTGAACTGATCAAATCCCCAATGAGTAGTTTTATATTTATCGATGTCCTCGACTTTTATGAGCTCGAGATCACATAAGGTTTTGCTTTCTTTCCAATTATTTATTTTTGTTACTAACCAATTGCATCCGTCTATTGTCAGAAGGTGGTACCATTGGAACTTTGAGAGATCGACAAAGGCCTTGCATTTTAGCTTTCGTGAGTCTACGCTATATAGATCATCGAGATATCCATGGAAGTTGGTTTTTAGACCTCTCTCTACGGCAGGAGCTCCCGAATAATACTTTGTTGCTGTTGGTTCGAATAAAATGCTATACCTATCGTATGTCTCTTGTGCGGTTTTTGATGATATGCTCATATGAGGTTCCTCCGCACTCCAATTGTAGTACGAATATAGGTCCTTCTTAAGAGTGGATTTTAAAACGTTCTCATTCAGTTCGCTGATTTTTCTATAATAGCTATAATCATTATTGTTTAGCATTTCTGGAGTGGATACTGACCAAAAAGCGTGTGAGTACTTAGTGTAATCTCTAGATTCAAATACCATAGATTTGCCATCTTGGATCAGCTCGCCATCACCTGTATTTCGGTTTATTATTCTGCGGATCTCTTTTACTGATGAGCCAGGATCTAATATAAGTCCATCTCCTTCGTCATTAGGATTCTTAAGAGTGTATTTTGGGTACCATAATGCTTCTACGTCAGTTGTAATGGTAGGAAATAATGGTGATGAGTATATTGGGGATCTGTCTACGGCGAACTCATTATAGCTGCTCTTCACGTAAGACCCATATTGTTTGTCGTACTCGTTTAAAAATCTATTTGAATACATAAGATCGTTCTCATCATAGGTTAACTCCATATGTGATGATTCCAACCATACGGGCTCATAATTTATTGTGGATCTATCTATTTCGACCCCGCTATCCGAGTTATTATAGTCGATTTTATACTCATCCAAATTAGGATTATACCCCAAAAGTCTATCATTGGTTGTGAGAACGTTATACCCATCTTTGGTAATCAGTTTAAGGTTAAACATTTTCGCGTAATTGCATAAGAATTCAAAATAATCGAGACCGCTGAACAAATTGCTTACCTTAGCGGCTTCGTTTCTATAGAAGTCGTTATACATCTTAAGAGAAAGACCCCCCATTGGTATGCTTGTGTTTACTGGGAATCGCGATACATGATGGTAGTTAGGGATATATGGAGTGTTATACAAATCAGATGACGATATAAATGTTCCACTATCACCATTAGCGCCTTTTCTTATCTGAAAAGTCACCTTCATGCGGGTCTTTGCAGGGGCTTCAGTAGCATTATGCAGTGCGAAGATGTTATCTTTGTCTTCTATTGGGTTAGAGACGAATTTTAAGGTATTGGTTTTACCGTGATACTCTTCATAAAAAATATTATCTCCCATTTGGCTGGACTCGTAAAAGTTATACTCCATCTTGCATGGTTTTAGAGTAACTACTATATCGCCTTCAGGGAAAGCGCAATTTGATTCGTCTCCTTCCATGCATAAAGCGTAGGTTTTTACCCTGTCAGGCTGGCTTAGATTTCCATTACCAAAGTCCTGCGTCAAGCTAATAACAGCTTCTATAAAGGTTCCCGAAGTGAGAGAGAAATAGTTATATGCATCATTGGTGTGGTAATCTCCTGTTCCAATGGTAGATATTTTTATAATTCCGTCCGAGTATATATTGCTAATACTTAGAACCAACTGATTTGTCAATAACATGTACATATCCTGAATACGATAATCGAATTCAGATTGATTGTATGATGCTCCGTAGTTTTGAGCCTTGATAAGCATAGCTACTGAGTCTCCGTTATAGATAGGAATACCTACACTTGCTGCTGAGCCCATTGCTGTAGCAGACTCTTTCGTAGGAATGGCACTACCACTATAGTATATCATTTTTTCTGTAGAATCTATCTTCGCATTAGATTCAGCAGAATAGTTAGCGAACGGGGGAGCTACCTGCCACCAGGTTTTAGCATAATATGGGTTTCCCTTGCTGAAAAAAATAGGGTCTAATATAAGATTCTTAGTGTAGGTAGTTATCTCGCTAAAGATAGACTGAACAGACTTATACAATGGTAATTTGTCAATGCGGAATTCCTTAGTAGAGAGGATTGGCAGCTCTCTATCATATGAGTATACCTTTTTATCTGTTAAGGATACACACTGATCGGAGTTAAAGTCTGGATAGTAATTACCAAGAGTATTAGGAAAAACCCTATAGCCTGCATCGATACTTTGTATGTATGCTGTACTGGTGTTTTGAGTGAGTTTTTTAAGGTCAAACCCTATAGAATTGAAATACACTGTATCTAGGATGTCTTTCGCTGTAGCAGTTTTTAGGGTGTTCAAAGACTCGTTCCAGTTGCCGTATAGTGTTGCTTCATAATACTTGTCCTTCTGGCTATACGTGGTCTTATTCATTTTTAAATGTCCCTCCATGATCTTTTCCCCCATATCGTAAAGAGAGTAAGGGACCTTTGTATAAGGCGAAAAGCTCATCCCTACGGTTGACCCCCCAGATACAGTAGCTCTATTTGGTAGTTGCCATTGGCCGAAGAGAGCTTTGTTCTTCTCAGTCATAGGGATTTTAATCGTCTTGCTCCAATCATCGCATAACTTGCTAGGATCATTCATATCGAAGAATGCCTTTGTGATGGCATAATCGATCTTATCAGATAGTTCCACTAATTGATTTTCAAGATATAACTGTATCATTATTAATTCATTATCTGTTTTTTATTCAGCTGAAGATTTAATGTATAATTAATAAGTTGGCGATCCTCTTTTCTGGTCTTTTCTTGGTAGTTGCTCTTTACTGTGCAGGCAAATACCTCGGATTCTTCATTATTCGGATTTTGTATAATTCCTGTATATGAAGGGTATTTTCCAGCGGTCGGGCTATACTGGGTACTATATTTAATAGGTCTGATGTTTTGGCTCGACTTGTTAGTGAAGATACTACAGTTAGATATCCAGATATTGCGAGAATTGAAGAGACCTTCTAGGTATCTATTTAAGGGCTCATCTACCCATCCAGTGTTGATTGTGAGCTCGTATGAAACGTCCCCATTGAAATTAGAGGTCTCCCAAAGATCCTTCATATAGGAGTTTCTTGATGCAGTGGATTTCCACTTATTAGAGCCTCTGCAGGGTAAGCAACAGTATTGCCCGTTAGAGTCATACCATTGGAGCAACCATGTATCATTACGCTCCTCGTTAGGATACGTGTTAATTTTCACGCTGCCAAGATCCACAGTTTTTGTTTCTTGGGTGGAATCGTGTGTATAGTTAATAATGACTTGGAAAGACACATAACTTGTCTGTGAGATATCCATGCTTCTGTTCAGGTTAGCCCAGAGATACATTGCATACCCGCTAGTAAGTCTATAATTAGCATATACTGTTGTGCACTCCTGTGTTGTAACACCTGCTATGGTATATGTGGGAGAATACTCATATACGATGCGTTTCAGAAGTACCGATGTCTCCACAGAAGTGATCTCAGTATCTTCTCCATCATAGAATGTCGCTCTTATATTTGCAGAGTCTACCTTGCCATCTATGCGTCTATAGAGCGTACCTGATTTATACCAGTCACATTCTATAGTGGGATTTATTCTCTCTGCATTTATAATCGGGAAGATGTTTATAGGATTAAAACCCTCAAGCTCATCCTTAAAAGGAAGCTGTCTAACATTCAGATACGCAACTGTTGTAGTAGTAATAATATGTTCAGGAATAACAGAGCCTCTATATAGGGTTAGCCGGTATATTCTATAAGCAGTGTTTATGCTGAACGCTGATGTGCTTACAGAGGCAAAATCAGGATCTAGTTCCGCCTGTTTATGGATATTAGATAGGATCTGGCTAGTCTCTATAATCCATGTTGGAGCATATACCTTGCCAATGTATAAAATGTTATTAGGCTCGTAGCAGGGTGTAATAACAAAGGTCAGAGACTTATCTGTTGGAGCGTAATCCCCAGCTGATAAGGAAGTATACATCCGTGTATTTGGAGTTGCATATAAATAGCTATTTGTCATTTAGTATACATCTTTTATATGAAATGCTTATTTAGGGAACAGATAATTATTTATCTCTGCGATCATAGCGCTTTTCATATTTGCTCTTAGAGAATCTAAATTAGTGTTGCTAATTGCGTTCCTTAAAAAGGGTTTTGGCTCGATGCCTTTCTTTCGAATCGAATTGCTTAACATGTATGGCAAGGATTGTTCAGTGAGCTTAGGGAATTGCGGGAAGTTCTTTGGTGAGATATTTCGAACCTTGATCCATTCACGTATAGCAGATACAGGAGGGTTGTGTCTCACCTGGCTAGGATCGGGGTAAGCTCTTCTGCCTCGCTCGATATATTTCCAATAGGCCGGGAGATCAATCACAATCTGATAGTTGTATGAGCCTTTATCAAAGACTGAGAAAGTGATCTTATCCCTTATCGCATAGTTAGAAGGCATCTGATCTATATAGTTTTGGATAAGCTCTGCGGCGTAGGTCTTTATTACATCGGTAATCATGCTCGTATTAGTGTGTTTTTTTCCATTTAAGACGGTTTTTCTCGTCCTCTTTAGCTTTTATAATAAGATAGCTTACAACGTAGCAGAAGTGAGTTATGGACCAGTTATAGATGTCTGTATATTTTTCATTAGTGTTGGAAGCAACTGCCATTATATAGGGGAGCATCCCATAAGGTTTTAAGGCGGATTCTTCATAGCCTCTCTCTTCATGCTCCTCAGGTTCATCATCGGAATACCCGAATACTGCAGGATAAGAATCTTTCAGTTGTTTAAATAAAACACTATATAGGTGTTCACATATGGCGAAACCTTGGAGAGCAGGAATATCAAAAAGCTCGTCTGCTACGGAGCTTATGTCGTATCCATCGTTATAGGATTTTCCTTTTGGAATGAAAAGCGCTGATAAGACATATACTATCTTGGTGATTCTGTCGGGGATATTCTTATCGTAATTGCAAATATCCATGAATTGAGCTACTGTCATTGAGTCTAGTGAGTAGCTAATGCTATAATTCTTGAAGGTATCAATCTTTTTGATAACAGCAAAGGATTCCTTCTTAGGAGGATTCATCAGGAATTCGAATTCCCTATTGAATATTAGAAGCACTAAATGATCGTCTATGTTATCATATCGGTCCGCATAGAGGTATTTCAATAAGGCTCTAGCTTTATCGATCGTGGTTGAATCTCCTCCGAGTATCTCACTGAGGTCTTGATATTGTTTTAATGTGATATTTCCCCAATTCATATTAAAGTGCAAGATTTTTATTTGCGTTGCTGGCAAGATGATAACAGATAGCAAGAGACATTACTGTATCGTCGTGGTGCCCTCTTTCTGCGTTATAAGTTATTGATCCTTGCTTACCAGATTTCTCTACTCGGTAGGTGGTAAGCTCAGATAGTAAAACATCATTTTTAATGATCGATACGGTTTCTGTTTGGAAAGCCGTTGCGAGTTTCTCTATAATACGTCTTTTGGAATCATTAGTTGTTTGGAATACCTTTATGTTTATCGAATCCCCGATCTCTTTAGCTAAAAGATCTCTATAGACTGCTCCAATAGAGTTTTTCTCAACCTCTACCTCATTAACATGATTCGCGATAAGGAAATCTCCTATCTTTTTCACTGCAGTGTTAGCATTCTCATTCTCAAGGATCAATATGTTTGTCATATGGCAGGAACCTGCCGTCATAGTCGTCACTACTGTTCTATCCTGACCGTCAGCAGCCCAATCGATCCCAGCTTTTATGATCTCTCCTTGCTTTGGCTTATAAGGATATATACACTTATCGAAATTCTGGAATACTCCATTTTCAGATGCACTGATGAACTGTCCAAGGTACTCGGTTTGGAATCTTAGCTTCGGAAGCTGGTGCCTATATTGCTCTAACTTCTCTGGTGATAAAAATCTAGAGGTATCAAAGTCACACCAATCAATGCTGATCACGTTACTCATTCCGGTGAGGCCTTTCATGTAATATTCATAAAAGAATCCATCCTCGAACATAGGAGTTGAGAACATTATGATGTCAGCGTTTTTAGCATCGGTAGCAGGCTGCAAAAGGGTGAATACATCATCTTCTATAAAAGCCGCCTCATCAAGGATGAGGAGATTACAGTTAAAACCTCTAAGGTTATCGCCTTGCTCAGCTGATTTGAAGTATATTTTAGAGCCATTAATAAACTCTATCTCCAGCAGGGATTCATTCTTCTTAGAGATTGCACCAGTTCCATAAAGCAAATCCAGAAGCTCCTTAAAAAGTCTCCTGGATTGTGGCATCGTAGGTGAAACGATCATAACCGAATGCCCTCTATGGTTCAAGGATTGGTATAGAGCGAGCTGTTGGAGGCAAATGGACTTACCAACTTGTCGTTTTGCTTTGACCACCAGAATGGTATTTATGGGGTTGGCAATAAATCTCTTGAATACCTCCTCTTGCCATTCCGTAAGATTTATGGACTCTATAGTTATCATTTAGTTATTCTTTTAACCTTAATTTGAAATTTATGTCAATTTTATCTGTTGCATCTCGCTCTTTAGCTATTTGCTGTTTAGCGCTATCTTTACTTGGGTCTATGCTTAAAAGACGTGTTAACAGGCGAGCTTCTAGGTAAGCACCTCTTTTATCACCTACATCCAAACAATCTGCGACAGAAGCCTGTAGCCATTTACATAGGGATTTCTTAACGGAGGTAAAATCAAGGGAATCTCTCTCCTCGTACCATGAACGAACCGCCTCATCAGCATAGATATAAGGCACTCCCTTGCGCTGGAGCACCTTAATAATATACTCTTTAGATTTACCCTGCAGACATAATCGACATATAGTTTCATCGATCATTACCTCATCAAGATTTACTAATGGCTTATCTTTTTCTACGTTTGATTTTCCCATAACTTTTTAGTTTCTAATATTTTATCTTCCAACTCTTTAATCTTTCGTTTAATAGTCCTGTGTTTTCGTGCTTTAACAAACTCAGCCGCTAGAAACACTGCAGGATAGGTTACAAGGGCGAAAATAAAGAAAAGGAATGCTGTTAGGTATGCTATAATTTTTTTCATTTCTTCTTAGCTTTTTTAGGTTTGCTCTTAGGTGCAGGGGTTTCGGTGCGTTCCTTCTCCCAATTCAAATAGGCTTTAGAAGCATAATTAACGAGGGAAGCTGCACAATGATTACATGAAGGCTTCTTACCCTCCATGTAATGCTCTGATAAGTATTCAATCTCTGCTTTACAAAGATTGCGGATAATGTGGTATTTATATGCTTGCTGTACTTTCAAATATAGATTTTCTACGTTCATGATAATTAAATTTATTCTAGGAGGTTGAAAAGACGCTCTATAATAGCATCTAGTCCTCTATATATAAATGTTATTAAATTGCTTAGAAACGGTGCTATAAAGGTGAAAAACAAGCCAATATAGACCGAATTCAAGATCGAAATACCTAATATCAGGGAATACACCCAGGTGCTCCAAAAGACGGTGCATTGAAGACATGAGAAGGGCTTACCTAAAGTGACCTTCCTTCTGAAGATCAGAGAGGCAATATAGTTGGAAATCCCTTCTATTACTCCAAGATGACTATGAAGATAGATCATAGCCAAAACGAATATTAACAACTTAATCGATAGTATCATCTCCATAAGGCACTCCATTTATTGTTATTTGTATGTTTTTGTCCAGCCCTAGACTAAACGCACGCTCAGGACTAATATTCTCATCATAACGAGATTGTGTATAGAGTTTTTTGAATTTGCAATTGCACTCCTGAAGAGAGAACCACATGCACTGATACATCATTTTTCTAAAGTCCAAGTCAGTAGCAAAGGTTCTACCCCTCTTAATCCAATCATAAACGAGATCCTGAACGACATCATCTACTGCTTGTAGCTGTGAGATCTTCAGCTTTCTTTTACCGATTCTACCTTCTCTCTTGATCTTAGCAGCGAACTCGTAAAGCTCCTTTATATATTTATCATTCATCGTCAGTATCTTTCTTTTTAAGGTCTTCTTTGTATGCCTCTATAGCTGCTCTAACTGCTTCGATGTCCCAGCCCTCACCTCTAAGGAGAAGCTCGATCTCACCTCTTTGGATATCCAGCTCTGTAAGGACCTGATCTCTAAGCTCGCTCAAGTAATATTTAATAACTAAAATGTCTAACACCAAGATGATTGTTAAAGAAATTGCGAATGTCATATCTGTATGTATTTATTTTTAGATTTTTCCAGGGAATTCTTGTCTGAATTGATTTAAAGTTCTCTCGTGCTCGAGTTGCTCGTGTAAAGATTTATTCTCAACTCTAAGTTTTGCCATCTCTAAATTCAATGAGATAATCTGATCTACTAGTTTGATTATAAGTTCTTCCATATCGTTTTTATTTAATAATAACACATAATACCTCGATTTTTAAATTTCAATAAAGGACTTTGCCTTTAAGCTCCTTAAAAGTCCACTACCTTAATACGTGCGTTTTAAGGCGTTATTTCAAGTGGCTCCTTGTAAACCATTAAGTTCATAGCAAAGTTGTCTTAAACTAAAAGAATATGACCTTATTGGTTGCAACGGAAGGATATCTTATAATACGCGGTAGAGGATTCTTCAGGGATTACGCTCCAAAGGATGACACTCCAAAGGGATTATTACCAATTACCCATTTTTCTGCCCTCTAAACTCTATATAAAAAAATAAAATTTTTTTTAAAAAAATAAATATAAAATATAAAGTTTATAATATATATAGGTAATATGGTAATAATATAGTATATAGTATTGTATATTAAGGAGTTATGGAGTTACCAAAATAATTACCTGCTATGGTAATTGGTAATAATCACTAAATGATTGATTTTGAAGCGATTAACTTGAAAATCCCTCTGAAACGATGGTAAAATCTATGCTAATTTCGATGCTTCTCCTCGGTAAAATATCCCCTAAACCCCCTCCGAAACCTGGTGTTTTATGGAATATTTCGGATGGGCTTTTAGCATATTTTTAGGCAGTTCCTCCCGCGCATAAATATTATTATAGATACCCAAGAGGCGTATTTACCCCGGAGAAAAATACCTCGCGGGAGAGAAATATGCTATAAAACATATTTTTTTATAAGAAAAACATTGAAGAATCCATGATAAGTGTGTTATTATATCTATGTATTTATCTTTTAAAGGTAAATTCAGATGTCACTTAGACATTTTATTATTGAGATAGGCTTTTTTTCATGATCTTGTATTTTATTTGAGTCCGAATCCCTGGTAATAAAAACCAGGGGTTCTGATTCAAAAAATTAGAAAACTTGATTATTATATAAAGGAAAGATAATTAATAAGACGTTTCTGTTATTTTTGGACCTTTTAATAGATTCGTCTAAGAACATAAAAAGATATTCCTTCGGGATTAGGAGTAGAAGCTAAAGGTCCAACAATGAGCTTCTTTCCTGGTTCCGAAGTTTTTTTTATTATGAAAACTAACGAAAAATTCCAAACCGAGCTTCTTTATTACTCAATCGCTAATGATTATAAGGAAGCTACAGAAGAATGGAACCTCCTATATTCTGAAGAGAGAGAAGGATATTGCATTTGTGGACACGATATCAAAAACATTTATTATATAAAGAACAAGTATAACAACACTACTCTCCCAGTTGGAAAAGACTGCATCAAGAACTTCCTAGGAGATAAGATAAACGCCGATCTGGATGAAATTGAAGCTCTCGCATCTGATATTAATCGAGAGTACCGCTTGATTTATAACTTAAGCTATTACGGAATTATCTTTGATAAGGCTTATCTCAAAAAGTTCGATACAATACTTACTCCGGATGAGCTTAAGACTATTCGGAATTATGCTAAATATGGAGTTAAGAAATGGGGAGGCGTTGGCATCGCAGATTGGGAAAAAAGATTTTCTAAGTCAGGAAATCATTTTTATTTGACTGCAATCCTTAAAAAGCTTTGTTCACACTGGAGAGAGCGTAAGGCTAGCTTTAAATATAGCACCTTGATAAATACAAAGCATGAATTATCTGAGACTCAAAAAGATCAGGTTGAATACTACAGAGAAAAACATTTAAATACCATACTAATATTCAAATAAAAAAATAAAATACCATCATGAAAAGAACAGTTAAAGATGCAAACAGCATCATCGTAAAGTTTATCACAAAGAGTACTACCTATAGCAAGCTCACATTTGATGTGACTTCGCAAAAGATCTGCTTAGGAGTAGAGCCTATCGATAGTTCAGTTTATGAAGCTATACAAGCAGAGATTCAGGAGGAGTATCCTGATACTAAGATCCTTGTTAGTTCTATTAAACGCATTGTTAAGGACTACGCCAATAAGAACAAGACAATGCCTTCTTACGCTGATTGGTTCCGTGCTCATATCGAGTTAGGCGAGAACGGCAAACCATTAAAGACTTATCAGAACCTGGTAAATTTCTTTGAGCATTGTCCTGAACTTGCTGGAAGACTCCGCCACAATGATATTACATGCTTCAACTACCTTGATGATGCTCCAATTGAGGATGCAGATGTTTTAAAATTCCGTTGCTTAGCCGAGAACACATTAGGATATGCGAATAAGAACGATGTCTATGATGCTATTCTCCAGGTCTGCTCAGATAACTCCTACAATCCATTCCGTGATGCTATTCAGAGTTTTGTTTGGGATGGAAAGAAAAGAGTATCTAGATTTTTCATTGAATTCTTGGGAGCTGAAGATACCAAATTGAATGAGTCTTTAACAGAGAAATGGATGTACGCTTTAATTAAACGAATATTTGAGCCAGGATGTGCATTTGATAACATGTTGATAGTATTTGATGATAAGCAAGGCACAGGTAAGACAAAGATCGTTAAGAGACTCGTAGATTGCATGGGATTTGATTATGGATATGAAACTGCAATCTCTTATGACAGCACAAAGGACAATATCGACAAGCTCAATAAGGCGTGTGTAATAGCTATCGACGAGCTTACAGGATATTTGAAGACAGAACCTGAAAAGGCTAAGCAATTCATTTGTGCGAGTGAGGACACAGCTCGTTTGGCTTATGAGCGCAGCACCAGAATCTTCAAAAGACACTGTGTATTCTATGGTTCGACTAACGTAGAGCTCTTCTTGAAAGACTACACTTCAGACTTCGAGCGCCGCTATTGGATTATGGATTGCAATGGAGAGGTCCATTCAGCAGAGTGGTGGAGCACTAACCTTCCTGATGAATATCTCCAGCAGGTACTTGCAGAGGCATATTACCTTTACCAGTCTCAGCCTAACTATCCTTATGAGAGCTTAACCTTAGAGGAAGTTGCAGAATTGAAAGCAGTACAACG